TGCCGCATAGAGCATAGCCCCCGGTGAGTTGAGATAGTAGGATTCGAACGACTGCTCCCGCCAGCCATATTGGGCCACCAGCCGATAGTCAATGAAAGTGCCCCCCACCCCCCACTCATTTTCCAGCCCCAACCCTATCTGATTCTTGAAGCTTGAGCCCTTCACCACCATATAGGTACACTCAGGCTCTCTTTCGGACATGGAGAAGCTAATGATGTCTATGTCTTCTAACCTGTAGATCCGAGACTCACTCGTATCCAGATTGAACATGGGCGGCTTGAAGACAAGGTCACCGTCCACATCCTGGAAAAACTCGAACCCAGTCACCTCACACACCCTCTGGGCCAAATTCATCTTGGTCTCGTAGGTGGTCTCCCAGAGGTTCACACTACCTTGTTGCCCGATATCCTTTACGAAAGCCACCATCTCGAAGATATTGGTTTCAAAACCAGCCTGTAACTGCCCGTATTGCCTAATCTTTGCGGCTTCAATGCCACTCTTCTTACTCGGGTCAATAATGCCTAGAAGAGCAGCTGTCTGCATCATTTGGGCTTCCTTGGCCAGTCCTCTGTTTGAGAAGAGTGCCCGGAGTGTATCTCGCTTCGTGTTGGCTAAGAAAGAAGCCTGCGCAGAATTGAACACATATCCTGTAGTACCGTGCATCCGAAAATTCATGAAAGTCGTCTTGAACCGCTCAGTCCAGTAATCGAGCGTCAAAGAATAGAGCCCCTGTCCAATTGCTGATGAGGCGTCTACATTAGTCTTCTTAGCTGACTGGTAAGAGACCGACTGCTGCGACCCAAGAGTATCCCGATACAACTTATACATGATCTCGTAGGGGTGCCAGTCGGTGAAGTTATGCCCCTCTAACGTCGTCTTGACATTGGCATTCCGGCCCCGTTGCCCAAAGAACGATCCACTGGTAGCCAAATACAAATAGCTCCAGAAATGAAGCATAGAAGCACAATTCAAAGTTGCGGTCTGAAAACCAGAACTGTAGGCTAGATCCACTTGGGTCACTACCCCATGAAATACCGGGTAGTAGGGGTAAGAAAGAAGATCATCGGACGGTCGCTTCTGTCGGACTGCCTTGGATAGTGGTTTACCTTTAGCTACTGTGACTTTCTGGGTGCTCTTCTGGAGATCAGAGATGTACTTGGGGGTGGCAGCCCCAAAGCGCACGGCCCCACCTGTTCTCTCAGTCCAGGTTGCCAACCATTGATCTAGGGGGCAGACTGTGGTCCCTTTATCGTCTCTGGATGTAGACTCAGCGACTACCAGACCCCCATTGTAGTCCTGGAGCACGACTACAATGTGATCCGCACTCTTCCCAAAATTGGTTGGATCCGCCGATGGTCGATTGGGATCCGCATCCATGGCGATGATATCCCCCGGCTGTACTGTATTGTAAATGTCCCCAGCCGGTCTGGGCGTACTCTCTTGGTAAATGACAGCGGCAGAAGCTGTGGGAACCCGTTTGCGATCCACTTGTGACATCAGACCCGAGTTTTCCAGGCCAGCCAGTTCAATCTCACTCACAAAATCACTACAGTCAACACTCGTAAGAGTCTTGGCATGAGTGCTCCCCGGCATCCAACTATCGTCATATGGCCTATGCTGAGCTATGGCATAGTCATAAGCAGCACTGTTCCAAGCTTCCCATGCCGAAAGTTCTATTTCTTCCGTCTCCAGAACATCCCCTTCTGTGGCTATGCCCGAATCCTGTTCCACGAAATCAGTGACATACCGAAACAGCCCCCGAACTGGAAAGTACCCTCGCATGTAGATATGGACTTCAAGACCAGTTCGGAGAATCAAGTTGGCATCCTGTACAAAAGGATCCGTGCTGTGAACTGGAATGGACAGGCTGATATTAGCTGAGAGGCTTCCTGGCTCAACTCCGGCATCCGTACTAACCGATGTGATGTATCTCTGAAAATTGATACGTCTGGCACCATCACTCGTGAAATTTCCCGGAATGGTGAGATCCCCATTGAGGTAGACCAGACAATCAGGAGTACATTGGACTAACTCCTTGTTGTTCAGTTGCCAAGTCCCAATGTAGGGGCGTGAGGTTATGCCCACTCTACACCCCCATAGGTTTCATCAGCAATTATTCTATGGGAACAATGCCTTAGAAGAACATCTACCATTTCACTTCACCTTTTTCTGTGGGGTAGCCAAGAAGGATAGCCTGGTTATCGCACCAGTTAGTGTCTTGAACCCCACCTCAGATGGGGGCAGAGTTGGTGCAGATGATGTGGGGGGGGCCACTGAAGGAGGCGTCCCTGATGGCAATGCCGTTGCTACCGACCCCAATTCCACCGCAGAACCCGCTGTTGGCTGAAAGAAAGCCGGACTGGCATAGAGCACATCATCGAATCGAGTACTCATCGGATTCCGCATGGGCTTCAAGGATTCAACTTTGGCATCATGGTAGTCGTATATCTGTGCTACGGTGAAGTCGATTTCAAACTGTACATTCCCATGGGGTTGAGCCTCTTCATAACCCCACCCAAAGGAATTCATGTTCCCTAGGTACATCATCTGATCGTATTCGATAGAGATCACCCCAACCATATGGTGGGCATTCGTTTTCCCGATAGTATCATAGATGTATCCATTGCTCTTGTAGAACATCATGAGGGCCATGAGCTGTTGGAAGGATGCCGAATCCCTTTTGGCTGCAAATTGTACTCCAGTAGCCACACTAGTACCCGCAGCGGTGGGGCTGAAAACCGTGCCATTAGCACCTGCACAAAAAGCCCCTATGGCCCCCGAGACAGTCATCTTGGGCTGTTCTTCCCCCCATGCCTGAAAGATGAGCCCCGTTCGACTTCGTTCCTGATACTGAAGTATCTTCTGGAATTGCATCATAAGGGAAGTAGGGTTCACAAGCAAAGTCAGGGGTGGGGTATTGACGATCTTGGTTAGCTGCAAGCCAATATCTTGTGCCATCAGGGCATCTGTGATAACTGGCGTGCTCCCATTGTCACCAGACACCCCATACCCTGCAGACGGGGACTTGGTTCCCACATTGGAGCGACCCCCACTCACATAGACTGGAGAGATGGATGGGCCTGCATTGTTTCGGGCATTCACCTGTCCAAAGAGAGTATCTACATCCCTCAGAGTGTTCTGGAGATTGCCACGGATAGAGATGTCCTCAATAAGCCCCAACTCTACCGGATGATCCTTAGAACCCGTTTCAGAGTTTTTCAGCAGAGACGGATTGGAAAGGTACAGGAGTGGGGGCAGTATCCGTAGCGTGAATGGTGAAAGGGCAGTAGAGACTTTCTCTGCCCCTGAGATGGGTGTTGTAAGTTGCTGCTCCCATTCGATGGCTAATTCCGGCCCGACTGTGGGGCTATAGGCCATCGCTGGAGGTAAAGTAGCCACAGTGTCCACCGTAGCCGCATCCTCAGCAAAAAAATCACCCACCTTTTGGGTCAATGACCGCCCATCATCAGTCGTCATGGTATCTCTTCCTTAGGAACGCTCGGGACTGGAGCAGGTGGCACAAAGGCCCCTGCATTTCGTGCCTTCTCCACACTCTGGGCCATTGCCTTCCTTGTTTTAACCCCCTGTGATGTCCCTTGTTGTTTTTTTCGTTCTGCCTCTACCTCATCTGCCAGAATTTTATCTACCAAACCATCTGAAGCTGTGGTATCGGATGTGTCCGGGAGTTTAGGTGCCATCATCCCCATCTCCCCTGCCTGCTGTGCATTAGTGGGCATAGATGGGTTGGCAAATCTATTTGCCACGTCTGCGAATATCTGTGACGTGCGCAGGTTCCACTTATCCTGTTGGATGTAAAACTCACCTGATAGTTCGAACTGGTAGGGCTTCTCGGCAGTTTCCTGCACGCTAAAAGAAGCCCATTTCCCAAAATGGGTGCCCCCGTCGAAAGTTACCTTGATCTGCCCATCAAACACTAGGTTCCCGTTCTGATCATAGACGTCCCCATTGTTGTGATAGAGAGCGAGGATGTCCAAATACTTGTCATATGCGATTGTCTCTCGACGTGTCCCCCCAACATCCATAGCAGCATTCTTGCCCCCAGTGATATTGGAGAGGCCGCTATAGAGGCGCATAAACCCACCTGTAGCCATCTCAAATGTGATCGTGCCTAGACCCTCGCCCCAGTGGAATTCGACAAAGCCACCCTTTGTCTGGACTCGCTCGATGACTTTCGTGTACGAAAACTTCATGGTCCGGGGATTGACGTGTAGAACCATCTTCAAACTGCCCGGGAGCAATGAAGTTTCCCCATCTGGGGCGATGATGTCAAAGACTACAGGGCGTTTCCCCTGTCCGTTGAACTCATCGTCCGAAGATCGGAAAGCGCCCTTGAAGACAGGTGGGGAGTCTTTACTCATGCTGGAATCACCCCAGCGACTTCAAGGGCACGTTTGACAGTACGATAGACTTCATCCTGATTGCCCCCATTGATGTGGATTACCACGGAGCCACGGCTACCACCACCAGCCCCTCTGGTAGCGGCCTTAGCAGACATATCCAGGGCACCCCCACTTCTGGAGCCTAATACGCTGAGTTCATCGGATGGCGAGAATTTCGAGACTAATTCCGTACCATGGGAACCCATACGGACAAGAAAGTCCTGAGCAGTAGTACCTGTGCCAGCACCAGCACCAGCACCAGCCCCCCAAGCCGTTATTCTTTGCTTGATTGGTAGATCTTCAGAGACATACCGAAGATTGGTGCCCGCTGCTTCAATCGCTGCTGTTAAGCCAATGTCTTCTTTACCCGCAAGTATATCCTGTATCTCCTCAGGAGTTCGTTCCAGCCCCAACTGTGCTAATAGGTCTTTAACTGCCCGTTCCTCTACCAACTTCTGTTCTGCTTTGGCGATATCTTCGGGCAAGTTTTCTGTAACGCCTAATGTGTCCTTATCAATTTTCTGTGTGTCTTTCTCCAATTTCAATCCCATTGCCTTTTCGATACGTTCTTTAACCCGTTTCTCTCTCTCTCCCTTTATCCAGTCGCTCAGTAGACTCAAATCATAGGGCATATCTGCTGGAAAACCCATACCTTCCAACTTTTGAACTATCTCTGCGTAACGGGCTTCCCGGGCTGTTTCTTCTTCAGTTGTCCCTCCTTCGTTCCACCTCAGGCCTTCCAATGTGGCTAAGAGGTCTCCAGCTGGGGCAGTCAAATCCCTCAATTCTCTGTCTACATTGTCTGTAATGGCCATCAGCACTTCATCAGGAAGCACAATTTTGGATAGGGCGGTTTCTTTCTGTTGCTTCAGCACATCCATACCAGCAGCAGTACCCCGTACCCCAAATCCTGCTGCCGTCTCCTGTGGGGGTGTCACTTTCCCGAAACCCCAAGCTTCAGCGACTCTAGCAATTAAATCTGGTATCTGGGCACCTAATGCCGTGTACTGCCCTTTATCCTGGATGTTTCCTAAAGCCTCTGCCCCCAGCTTTTTCGCATCAGCAAACCTGATTTGCTCTCTCTCAAGGACTCTCTGGTCAGCAATTTCTTTAGCTATGGCTGTTCGTCTTTCAGGAGTCGTCCCGGGTCTGTCATACTCTGCCTTCAATTTAATGATGGCTTCACGAGATTTAGCAGCCTCCTTCCGAAAGGTCATAGCCTCGGTCAATAGAGACGCAGTGGCCTCAGATTTAGCGGCCAATTCCTGTGGAGTGAATTCCGTCCCTTTTATCCAGGTGAGTATCTGGCTCACAGTCCCCCAAATACCCTCAAGGATTTGGTTCATACCATGTTCGATTCTGTCTGACAGAGTCAGTGTCGCATTCGAGATCTCTCTGGTCAAGAGAAGCATCTCGTCCTGGGTCTCTTCACCACCCGTCATTGCCGCTAACTGCTCATCCCCTATTGTACCCAGGTACTTCGTGAACCCCTCCAGAGAATTCTCTATGGGCTCTCCAATGGCCTTGTATCCTTCATCCTTATCCAGTACAGCCTTGAAAACCTGCCCCCCCTTCTTTACCATGCCAAACTGTTTTGTAAGAGCAATACCCTCATCGGTGGACATCACATCTGCACCCTTTTGGATATTCTCGAAAGCCCCATGCAAGTCCTTCATGACTATATCCAAAGACTTGAACTCGGCTCCCCCAATGCCAGAGACCTCCTGGAAGGACACCAACTGATTGAAGTCCGTGATTTTCTCGACAGACGACCCTATTATGCCCTTCATGGCCTCCGCTTTGGCCCGCAACACGGACACTCCTGAAAGGACATCCATGTGCCTAGCCTTGGCGGTAAGATCATCAGACGAAACCGCACCTTGACTAGCACCCAGAGCAGGTGTGATAGCCATGGCCTCTTGTTCAGACCCGCTCCTTCGTCTAATCTGTGCCCGTAGTGCCCCTTCGCCACCTTCACCAACCTTCCCTAGTTCCTTAACCAGTATCTTTGCTACCCGCTGTAATTCCTCAGGCTTCGAGAGATCCCCCACAGCCACATCTGCACCCAAGTCCTTGAAAATATTGCCCCCATATGTTGCCAAATAGGTTTCTGCTCGTTTCTGTGCTTCTTGTGCAAAGATGCTTTGTGCTGCAGCCCCCCCCATCTTTTTGACCCGTATGTAACTGTCTTTGATTGACTCATCCTTGAAGCCCGTACCAATTCCCTGTACAAACTCAGCTGCCATCTTAGGATTCAGGGACTTGCTGACCTGTAAGAGCAATGCTCCCGCTTCCTCCATCTGCATGTTATAGAGACCCATGCCAGATACCGCCTGCAACACCATGGAATAGAACCGCTTAGCGCCAAACCCAGCTTGCATAGCCATTTTAGAAACCGCTCCGAACTTCTCCTCGATCTTCCCCAACCCCATATTGTACTGCTCCATCATCTCTGCCATGTTTGCTGCTATCGTGGCGGGGGCCTCACCTAAAGCACGAGCATACTTTGTCGCTCCCGTCAGAGCCTTCTCATAGGCTTGCACGGCCTCAGTTGCATTCTGTGCATTCTGTCGTATCTCCTTGAATGTAAACCCAGCTTCCGAAAAGGCGCCTAATACCTGTAGGGCTTCATCCTTCTTCAAGCCAAGCACCTTAAAGGTTTGATCCGATATTGCTGCCTTCCTGATGGCCCCCAGGTTTTCTTCCAACTTCAAAGCTGCGACCCCTGTAACATCCAAAGCCCCTGCCCCCTGTAGGATCGTCCTATTCATTTCCTTGGCTTGCGACTCTACATCCATGAATATCTTAGCCAGTGCCGCCAACCCAGCTGCAGCCCCAGCTAAAAGGGCCAGAGTTCCACCTAACCTCAGGAGACCTTCTCCAATCCCACCCTTGGCCCCACCTTGTGCGGCCATTCCCGCACCCTTGGTCTCCATCCCTTTAGAGATACTCTTACCGATACTGGCCCACCCCTGGGGAGATCGAAGGTTCTCAAACGCTCCTGCTATGGCATCCCCAAAGTCCTCGGCTCTTTCAGCCATCCTCTTATCAGCAATCCTCTCGGATTCACCCATCAATTGCTTACGCCGCCCCCAGTATCTGTCATTGGCCCGTTGCTCCAATTTGATGCTCTTCATTGTCGATGCTTCAAGGGTCTTAGCCTGTTTCTCGGCTGCCTTTGTCTCCTTGGCAACTAATGCAGCCCGTACCTTCAGATCCGCTTTCTGTGCCTTCTCTATCCGTGCCTGGGCTTGGGCATCTGCTCTCCGAATGGTGTCTTGCATCCTCTCGAACTTCTTAGCCGTCTTCTCAAGAGCCCTGACCCCACCTCCACCTGAGGCCACCGTAGCCATAGCCTTCCCAAAGGCTTTCCCGATCTCAGTTGAGATCTTGCCCATGGACTTCAGCATCTTTGAATCTATGTCCCCCATGTTCAATGAGGGCACAAACTCGACTACTGCCGTGTTCTTAGCCATCTGTCGTATCCTCACCAAGATGCAAAGTCGCTTTGCGATCCTGTAGTTTCTCTGTCATATCCTGACCCGCCAAACGCTCGATTCTCCCATCTGCTCCAACCTTCAATCGGCCCTCGAACATCCACTTATCAGAAGTCTTACCTATGTATTTCTCATAGGCATAGTTGCGAGGCGCATCCACCACCAACGTAGTTCTTCTCTGCTCGCCCAGAATTTCCTGCATCTGATCCAATGTGAATGCCATAATCCGCATAGGCTCAGTACTCTCGCCAATCGATTCGGATACCTTCCGAGCTTCTTCTATCCTAAGACGCTGCGCTTCCTTCTCCCTTTCATGGTAGGCTACAAGACGAGCCTTGTAGTTAGTGACAACCCTATCGTGCTCATCCTGTTCGCCAACGATCCACCGCCTCATCTCTGTCTCCAACTCCTCAGCGGAGGTAGCCTGCCGGATAATTTCCCGATCCTTCTCGTCTGACTCTGGTGAAATGACCCCCATCATGATGTAATAGAATCGATCCAGAATCTTTTGCCGTTCCTCTACCTCAGACAGCCGGGCACCATGATCCCTGGCATCAAGTGACTTCATTCCCTTAGGGGCATGAGGAGAAACTGAAAACTTGACGTTAGCCCATTCCACAGCATCCCGGATCTTTTGATCCTCATACTGATGGAACCAAGTCCACATGGTCTGGACCTTGTTGGCCCCCATAGAAGCACTGCCTGGAACTCCTGTGAACTCATCGCACGGGAGGATACGGCCTTGTCCCAACTGCTTCCACATCGTCCGGGAAACAGGTTCAAAACAGAACGCTTCGGCTGCTAACGTTGCTGCCCGATTAGCCCGATTGGTCAGTCCTTGGACCACATTGAATAGTGATGACACCATCGAAGGATGCAGTTGCCGAAAGACATCGTGCAAGTGGGGCACCACATTGGTCTGTCCCAGGAGGTTGTACCCGTTCAACATCCACACGGAAGTGGCCAGGACCCAACGCTGGATGTCTACTTCCGTTCCGATCGTATCTGTCGCTATAGAAGGAAATAGGGTGTACGCCCTGAAATCCCGCCACGTCCTACGCTTTCCCTGCCCGCACCGATTGCGCAAAAGGAAATAGTCGCCCACATTCAGCGACCGGAAAGAAACCGATATGCTGTCAAACAGAACAGAGTGTGTCAGGAACCCAGGATTGACCAGTTGTATGGTATCAGTATAGAACCGTTCACGTTGTTTCCATGTGGTTTTCGGAAGATTCCTCACTAACTAACCTCATGGACGCTGCGGCCCCCGAAACTTAGGGTTGGTTCCCCCAGGGACAGGAGTGTTGACAATTACTGGTGCCCTGGGATCTTTTCTGGACCCCTTGGAGTTCAACTCCTGTGCATTCCCCATAGTAAACACCGGAACTCCCGCCAAGGTTCCTGTCATGGCCGGTGCAGCTTTAGGGACAATCTCAGCAGCGGGTTTCAATGAAGCTGTCGGTACAGCATCTGCTCTATTAGCAGCATTCCTAACTTCCATCATTCTTATGGCCCGCGCTCTAGCAAGACGTTCGCCTTCTGCAGCCGCTGCCTTAACCATCCCCTCCGTATCATCAGAATCAACGAAAGATGAGATGACTTCCGACTGTGGGGGTATGACAGGAGCTTGCACAGGGGGGGCAACATGCTCCGTTGGTAACGGTCGGGGCATAGAGGGAGGCGCTACAGTCTGTGGGATGACGGGGGGTGCTACTGCAACCGTTGGCACTACAGGAGGTGCTACAGCATCAGTCTCGACTTCCGGCTCGGGTTCTGTCCCTCTCAATGCCTTCTCTTCAGATGCCTTCTCGTCTTCCAACTCTTTGACCCTAGCCCGGGCTTCCTCCAATTCGGTTTCCAGATCGGATGGTTCAAATACTACAGCAGCCGCTGCTTCTTTTTCCACACGAGCTAGCAACTCAGTGTACTTCTTGTTCAATGCCGAAACGGCGGTATCTGTCCACTTCTTCAGGATCATGTCCCGCAAAGCCTGATGCTTAGGTATCTTGATACTGTTACCATTCTCCAGCTTCTTCCCAATGGCAATGAACTCAGCATCCCTGAAATCCGTAGAGTCAATCTGGACTAGAGCATAGCTCAGGAGCGCCACACGGAACCGATAGTAGTAGTTGGTCATAATGAGAAGATTGTTCTCTGGTTCTTCTGGGGCGTCCTTTCCTTTGACAGAAACCACCACTTTAGGTTTCCTACGTGCCTCGTCAGCAAAGAGTTGGACATCCCTATTCTCATGGGGCAAGAGCACCCGCAAGGTAATCATTGACCCATTGAACTCGAAGGTCAATTCCCCCTTCCCCACATTTGCTACAGCCTGGAATGCTTGGTCAAGACAATTCAGATCGAGATCCATGATGCGAACCCCCTTTGCAGCCCTTAGAATCTAGTTTGGATTTTTGTCTCTGAGGAAGGGATCTAAGTGCCCACACATTCTGTACCAATCCCCTCTCGAAAACAGGGATGGAGAGCACGAAGCGCAAGAAACCTAAATCGAGTCAGGGACAAAACCCAAACCAGACTCCCCAAGACATCTTGGGCGAGCCGGATTATCAACACTAGCCGTTCACAACCAACGACGTAGCACCTGCACCTACTGTACCACCACCAGCCGTGGGATAACCATTGGACATAGCGGATGCGAACCGGATCGACCCAAGCTGCCCTATAGTTGGATCATTACCCGTAGCCAAGAATTCGCCATACATGGAGGCAAAGTCATGAACATCAGTGATCGTCATGTCCCCGCTTTCCGTGATCAGTCCTGCATCCTTTGTGAATCCCGATGTGCTCCAGCTGTTCCACCAGCAAGCTTCGTACATCGTCACAATAGCTGAATGCCCCTGTGCGGCATCATTGCCAAAGTTCAGCCCATCCGGAGTCACAACCCCATACTTCAACTGCTGTATGCCACCATCAAAGGATCCAGGAGATCCAGGGACTCCCACATTTGGTGCACCAAGATCCGCATCAACTAGAGTCGAGAAGACAACCTGCTGTTCAACATCAAAGGGCCACTTGTGGTGGGCCAACGACCGAACCGGGCCATCCACACCAGATGCGTAACCCGTCGACTGCCACAGATTGCAGAGATACAGCAACCCACGTTCTACAGACGCTGTGGGAGCCGAAGTGATAGATGGTACTAGCTCTGCGATCTTGTCACCCTGACCAATTCCACGCAATTCGTCAATCGTGCGGTTCATGGTTGGGTTAAAGTTGCTGAGGACACCCATCTGCCAGAGTGCCTGGTTATTCCCATACACAGGTGCAAGCACCCGAACCTTCTGGGACACCGCCGCACGAGTGTTAGGCGATGTACCAAAGTTATAGATGTAGGATGATCCCTGAACGCCATTCTGTGGGTTCTTGTCCTGATTTCCCATTGTGTCTTCCTCCAAGAGGGGTGGTAATCTCGACTTCCCGGCTGAACCGGGAAACAGACCACCATCTACTAGCTAGGCAGGCTATAGAGATGAAAACGAGATGGCTGGGAATGTTAGCAGAAGTGCAGATCGACGATCAGACGAGACCTTCCGTCTTTAGGCTCTACCAGCCACCACTCATCAAAAATCCTGAGGCATTTCAGGGCATCCTGGATGGACAAATGGGGGTATCCCACTTGTAAGGCCAATTCCGAAATCGGGACGGTGTCCTCAGGATCGGTAAAGGTTGTCACATGAAAAGTCGCCTTCTCTCCAAACACCTCTGAACACTTCTGGATCGCTCTCTCGACATCTCGCTGCAAACCAGTGTCAGAACTCAAAAGCACTTGGCTGTTATCATCGTGAGTGATCTGTGGCATTTTCACCAACCCCAAGATTCACCTAATCACCATACCCCATTCGAACTAAAATCGAGCATGGGGATGGGTAGTCACCGGATCAGGTATTCTGAGCGAATCGCAACTACTTGAAATCAAAGGAATTACAGCGAAGAGCGAACTGAGAAATTCGCAAGGATGTATAAGAGGGGGAAGATAGGGGCGTATGCAGCAACCAGGTCTGCCTCAGTCGGGTTGTCCGCAGCGGTCGTAGCTTTGATACCCGTATAGGCTGCTACGATCTGTGCTGTCACGAAATCCCTGAACATCTGTGCAACCCTGCCCTCAATCTGTCCCAGTACCACCGGGAGATATTTGATCCCGATGAACTGTTCCAGTACCGACCGAGACTGCATCTGGACCTCATCTGCAATCTGAATGATCGTCGGGAGTTTGGTCAGGATGTTGGTTGGATCAGTAGTCAGACCGTGCCGTGTCCGCAGGAACGGGGGCCGATCTTCCATAACCGTCACGCCCTGAACTGCTACCTGATTGGCCTCTACAGCATCCAGGATACGACCCAGGGATCCGAATCCTACCAACAGTGACCCTGTCCATGGAGTAGCCACGTCAATGTTGGGACTGCACCGATTGCCCGCCAGAGCCGCAGCAATATAGGTTCCATCCACTAGATACTCTTTGGTCGTCCCAAGAGCATCCATAAGCGGGATGGTAACAATATCCGGGTACACGATGCGCATACGGGTGCTGGAAAGCGTCTGTGCCAGATTCCCCACATCCGTAGGAGTCTTGCCAGCCGACACACCGATAAGTCCAGTACGTTCGTGCTTGTACCGCACACTGGACTGGATGTCCACATGCCGATCCAGGTACTGATACAGTTCAGTGGAGTCACCCCGGAGCAGAGTCATAATATTCGGGGCGATGAACCCCTGAAGTGGTGTTTCTAGATCGTCCAATGCATCCCTATATGATGTGAGGGATCCATAGTTAGAGTCCGTGGCCTTGGGAACCTGCTTGATTGCCACTAGGACCGCTCCATTCAGAATAGACATATAGGCGGCTAGGGAAACAGGATTGTCCGGCCCTACAGTCCCGTAGGCTGCCTCAATGGCGGCTAACTTCGTATACAGTGCCATCGAGAAAGCCTGCTTGGTGTAGACATAGGAGACGTAGTAGAGATCCCCAATGGTGGGTTCGCTTCCACCCCGCTCAAAGGTCTCTACCAGTGCCGTATCGCTGACACCCACATTGTAAGTGTTGGCAACATAGGCTTCCACACCGGAAATAGCCCGGATTGGAGCATTGGCGTTCGTAGTGAACGTGGAGTTCACGTTGATGCGGAATGTGGCATTCACACCCGTGGGGTAAGCAATGTTACCCGGACGGGCAAGGATCGTGAAAGTAAGTCCCGTAACTTCATCTACATAGGTCTGACCGATCACCCCATCCTGAGCCAGCCAAGATAGGGTGGTCTTCAAAACAGATGTATCTGTAGATCCGGAACCATTGGGGTTGCTGGACCGGACAAAGAAACCGTTGATGCCTGATTCCCCGTAGGCTGAGTCAAGGGCATCGATCCCCAGACCCGTGCCATGCCGTAAAGCATCGCCCGTGGTAGCGGTATTGAAGATCAAGGAGGATGAACTTCCCGCTGTATCGCTCTGGATGAACAGATACGTGTTGTTCAACGCATCCAGGGCAACACCCGCAACACCTTCTGCTACGAAATGATCCGCCGCAGCACCATAGTTGGTACCACTGCTGTAATTGAACAACGTGTTAGCCATACTTGCTGTATCCACATTGGACATAAGAGCAGCAGCAATCTCAGATGCCTGTACAGGCGTTCTGATCGCTGTAGTTCCCGCCGTAAATCCCAATACTGAGTTAGCCGCTCCCGAGCCGATCACTACTCTGCTCAACTCATCGTCCCGAACTGATGTGAGACGGAGGCCCACACCTTCACGTCGAACGATTTGCGCCGCCTGTACTACTCCAATGGCCCCAAACGGTGCTCCAGGTAGATTAGAAAGAGCCAGTTCGATCTGACCGGTGACAGTAGCGGCATCCGCAAAGGCAGTGTTGTTCGCTGCAGAAGATGACCCCAATGCGGTTACAGTACCAGCAGCAGATCCTGTGAAAGTGACTGTCACAGGAACACCATCCAGAGTGAAATCAAATGCCCTGTTGTCAGGGACAGCCCCTGTACCATCGTAGAATGTGACCTGATACTCGTCACGAGCCGCACCAACGCCACCTGTGTACTGACCACCAGACATACCTGGAGTACCAAACACAGAGGCAGGCTTTGCTGTAGCAGCATTTGACGACTTGACAGACGTTCCGGCTGTCAACTCCAACAGCTCATTACCTGTAGCAGCGTCCACCTGGATCTTGCTTTGCTCAATGGCATTGAAAGCCGCCATACGAGCCATGGTGGACCAGGCATACTCCCCACCACCAGCCACGATCCTATTACGAAGCACGATACGATCATGCTCCAAAGGTGACGTGGCAATTGTGAAACGTCTTGCCACACCAGAATCCAGAATCTTGCACTGATGGGTTCCAGCTGCGTCGGCGTCTATACCAGCAATCAGGCAGAAATCGGTATTTCCGACAGCCTGTTCAATGAAGCTGAAAGCGCCTCCAAGGAGCCCATCCACTGTTGCAGCACGGAACGTAAATACAAGGTGCCCATCCGAATCCGCCGCACAATAGACCCAAGGTGCTACGTGGGTTGCTACTGTATTGAATGTTACACCCAAGTTCAACCGAACCTGGATATGAGCTGCTAAGGCAGCAGCACTAGCATAGGTACCAGCCTGAATAATGAATGATTCTGAGGTAGGCGCAGTTACAGCCCCCACATAACCAATCGTAATTGTGTCGTACCTATTGTTTGCAGCTGCTTCCACCGTGAACGGACTCAAGAATGCAGTCTTCGTCTTGTATTGGGGTCTGGTGTCCAGATTGAACAGGTAATAAGCACTACCTAACGGGGCAAGACCAAAGTTCGGTGTCACTGTGGCGATCTTGGTGACAGAGTCATACGTCACGATCTCAACTTCTTCACCAGCAGCCGGACCAGCCGTCATAATCAACTTCCAACCAACATAGTAGTTGGGGATGTTGCTTGCCGCTGCAGCCAACGTCACGGTACCCACCACTGCACCAAGCTGGAGGGTACCCGTAATACCATGCGCCGCTTCATTGATCACTGCCACAAAGGTTCCCACCGTAGCGGATGCACCAGTATCCGCCAAGGCCCGAACTTCAACCCCATCGATGTTGAGGTTGACTTCGTTGTTTGTGGTATCCAGCGTCCACGTCAACCCACCCGTATCGGCATCATACGTAACGGGTTCACCCAGAATGCTACCCGTGAATCCTGTGACACCCACAGCGGCCACACCAATAGGATCGACCAGACTCGTTCCAAGAGCCGAACCAATCGGGGGGTTGGCGTTGCCATTCATCGAGATACGGAGATGATCCGAGTCGGATGAAATGGTGTAGTAGGGGCCAGCAGACGGGGCAGTAAATTTAGCAGGAGAGGCAGGACGGGCAGCAAACTGCACCGTCACAATCTCATTGACCTGTGCTCCCGAATTCCACAGGATATCCGGGTTGGCCTCACCAGACGGGAAATTGATTGTGATCCCAGTCAAGGATGAACCCTTACTCCCACTGTCAAAGGTCGGGTTGTAAATGATGGCCCCGCCCTGATCTGCTACTGTGTAGGTACCCACACCGCTCACGCCAGGAATGGCGCAACTGCATGTGTACTCATTGTCCGTCAGGGTATTGTGGTAATAGGTCGCAAATACCTTCCCGCCTGCAGGGATCGGTTCTGCCAGAGTAATTGATGATGTCGCTGAGTCCACATTCACAATAGTAAGACCCCGACCCGTTACGAGGCCCCCATTGTCGATGAACCTCTGGTAAGCATCGTCTACATCATAGCCCCAGAAGGCAATGATCGTATCGGGACGATTCGACGGAAGATCAATCCTCCCATTTGTCACTGTCTGGAAGAGTGACGCACTTCCAATGGGGGTATCACGACCGTTACCGACCGTGGGCTGGTAAGAGAGTGTCCATATGGTGTTGCTGGTCCGGGTGCATTCCAGCATGAACACTCTGTTATCCACCAGAGATGTAGTCACCTGAGACGACCCAAAGTAATCCTTGCCTGTGGTGTGCACTCCTGAGGACACCAAAGAAGCCGTGCCCCAGACGATCGTGTCGTTCTGGAGGATGAAATCCGCCCCATCAACATAATCGTTGCGATCGGGGGTAATGCCGCACCGAGTAACCGAAGTCACTCCAATGTTGGCAAGGTAATCAAACGTATCAACCCAGCTGTTGAAGTAGTACTGGATAGTAACCGTTGACGATGCGGCAGGGGCAACTGCCAGAGTCACAGCCCGTGTAGCGCCATCTACAGAGATCGGGATTACCTGGACCCCATCCACCTTCACGGTGACATCTGCAGTATCCGTAGTAGTGATACCGCCATTGGAACCATCCACAATCGGTCCCTGGAAGGTATAGAATGTCTTGTTCCGAGCAGTAGCCTGATTGGTTACAAACCCAAGCAGGGCATTTGCTGACCCTGACCCAATCTTGATGTACTGATCAGCAGTCAGAAGAACGGCATCCTGCCCGTAGTTATTGATGTAGACCGTAGCAGTCAAAGAGCCAATAGCGGCATTGTTGACTGCGTTAGCAATCTGCTGAGCTGTTTTGGCCCCCGTGGTGAGTGTAATAGACGAGGCTGTCTGTGAACCCGTGACTGTCAGGTTTACGTCATCCACATAGACGGACAGGGTGCTATTGTTGGCAGTTACCACGAATCCAGCAGTGGTTGTAGCTACTCCCACACCGCCCCAAATCTGTGCAGACTCTGCTGTCACCTGATCTGAGACAGTATCCGTAATCTGTGTATCCGTTCGGTCGAAGTAATACGTGCAGCGAACAATCTGCCCCACTCTTGCAGCCTGAGCACATTCCACAATACCTGTAGAACCCGTGACAGCCAGGACTACAATGGGTTGACCATCGTAGGTTACCGACACAGCCGACCGATCTGTCGTAGTCGTTCCAGTCCCATCCCCATTCACAACAGGATAGTTACGAACCTGAAATTTCGTCACTG